GTTTGATGACGCTTTTTGTAGCGGTTTAATTTCTTATTTTGAAAAAGCACCAAAAGAACAGTTGCTTAACCGACAAGATTTTGAAGGGGTAGAAAAAACCACTAAAGACGATACTATGTTATTTTTAGATCGTAATGCCAATACAGAAGAATTTCTCGATACATTTGATTCTGTATTTTGGAACGTAGGGTACTCAATGTATTCAAACAATTTTGCAATTCTTAAAAAACATGCTAGGCATATAGTTTTAGAACATAAATTGCAAAAAACCAAACCCGGAGAAGGGTATCACGCATGGCACTGTGAGTCCGATAATAAAAATATATCGCACAGAGTACTTGCATGGATGGTGTATCTAAATGATGTTGAAGAAGGTGGCGAAACTGAATTTTTATATCAGCATTTAAGAATAAAACCAAAAAAAGGCACGTTGCTTATTTGGCCCACTGGATTTACGCATACTCATAGAGGTAATCCACCCCTGATTGGAGATAAATACGTATTAACCGGCTGGGTAGTTTATGAATGAGCCCTTTTTATATGATAAAGTATTTGCCGTTTCAAATAATATGCAAGGGAATATATTATTTAGCGAAAATAATAAAATTTTAGTAATAGATAATTTATTTAAAAATTATTCTGAATTACAAAAAGTTGTTTTTTCTTCTTCCGTAGGGAATTGGAAATACAAAAACGGCACAAAAAATTACATTGATTACTATGACTGTAGGTTATCTTTTTTAGATAAACCGTATGAAATATTTAATGTAGCAAAAACCATAATTGAAGAACAATATGGCAAAAATTCATTTGCTGTTGTGGGCCATCCGGAAGCAAATTGGTTTAAACAAATAAACGCTAAACGTGCAAATTATGCCGTGCCGCATCAAGATAATTTTGTTCCAAACGCCAATTTATATACTTGCCTTGTCTATCTAAACTCCGAAGAAGACTGTTTTGGCGGTACTGCTTTCTTTAATAAGTTAAAAGATGACTCCGTAATTGAAGATTTAGACTACTGGGGCTCTGACCCAAGTTGTTGGGAAAAGTTAGGGCATGTAGAAATGAAGCCAAATAGACTTGTAATTTTTCCAGCAAACCTTTATCATTCAGCATATCACCCCGTAAACGGGTACTATAATACGCCAAGAATTACATTGGTTTGGTGGATGAAAGAAGGGCAATTAAATGGCAATCATATACGATAACGTATTGTCCAAAGAAGAATGGGAGTACGTTTACAATAAAATTTATAACGGCGGAAACTGGAGTTTTACAGGATTTAGTGACGATTCTAGTAAACTTTTTTGGTTTATGAATTTAAATGAAGATAAATTTTTTACAGATATCTTTTTTAATAAAATACAAAATTTAAGCAACGCAAATTTTATTTTAGACAGAGTTTATGCAAACGGACAAACGTTTGGTTTATCCGGTGAATTGCATAGGGACGTTGAAAGTGACAAAAAGAACAGATATTTTACGTTTTTATATTATCCATGTAAAGAATGGCATGTAAGTTGGAACGGGCAAACAATTATTATTGAAAAAGAAAACGAAGTAAATTGCCAATATCCCACACCCAACCGCGGTGTTTTATTTGATAGTACAGATCTACATTATGCAGAAGCCCCATCAAGGTCTTTTTTCGGATTAAGAACAACGGTTGCATTTAAACTTACATTACAATGAATATACATCTAGTTACAAAACCATTTAATTACATTGTAATTGATGAATTTTATACTGATGAAGAACTTGCATTAATTATGCAAGAAGTTAGTGCATTAGAACCCTACGCTTTAAACGCCGATTCAACCAATTCAAGTATAGACGAAAACGGCGTTTCTAATAAAACTGGAAGAGGCATTTTTTTAAATGAACTATTCCAAAAAGACATTTCAGTATCAAAAATCTTAAATGTAAGTAGAAAAATATTTTGTGATAATTTAACAGAAGTTTTTAAAAATTTTGACCCATCGTTTAACCATATACGTTATTCAAACAGAGATGCGGTTCTTTTAAATTATTACAAAAATGGAGAAAAATATTTGCCCCACAGAGATGATTCTGCTATTACAGCAGTTACGTTTTTAAAAGAAGGCGAATTTGATGGCGGAAATTTTATATTTCCTGAATATAACGAAACAGTTTTAGCTAAACATAACAGAGTTGTAATTTTCCATGGTTGCATGGAGCATCAAGCGGAGGAAATTAAAACCGATGGTGAATCATACCGAATAACTTTAGCCCATTTTATAGGATATAAATGATGGATCTTCAAACCCTTATTAACACCGTATTGCCCCTTATTTGCGTGGCAATCGGCTGGTTCTGCAAAGAACTCTGGAACGCAGTTCAGGAGCTCAAAGATGACGTCTCCAATTTGCGCAATCACCTTTCTGACAACTATGTCCGCAAAGATGATTTTGCAAGTCGCTGGGACGAGGTTCTAAAAGCCGTCCATCGTATTGAAGACAAGTTAGATGTTTTACGTGACCAAAAGTGAACGATATAATTAAGCAACTCCTAACTGGCAAAGACAATAACACATACGATATTGGCCGTGTTACTTGGCTTATTAGTCTAACAGCCGTTATTGCGCTGGCTTTTTATGAGGTGATGCACAACACTGTCAGCATCCGTGAACTTGCCGAATCCCTTGGAATTGTGTCGGCTGCTGGTGGCGCCAGTGTGGCGATGAAATCCAAAACAGAACCCGATCAATAATGTTTCCATTACCTATACTTACTTATGTCAAAATTGGATTATTTGCTGCACTTTTATTTTTGGCTGGCTATACTGGCTTTAGCTTGGAAGCTGCGCGATTCGATCGCTACAAGGCGAGCCAACAAGCCCTCACCCAAACACTCCAAGAAGAACACCAAGCCGCCGCAGACCAAATAAGGAAAGACAAAGATGCTCAAATTGCTGCTATCAATAACAGCCTCGCTGATGCTCTTGTGCAGCTGCGCAGCCGTCCCAGTCGCACCCAAGGCGCCGCAAATGGACAAAGTGGAACTGGGCTGTCCCTTTCTGCCGAAGATGCAACTTTTCTTGAACGGGAAGCTGCCAGAGCCGACATCTTGCGATCAGCCCTCTCCGCCTGTTACCAACAATACGACTCGTTAAGTAAATGAATAAAGATAAGTTAACAGCTTACGTAACCCTTACAGCTACTATTACACTTACCGTTATTCTTTTATCTATGGTTGTAGTATTACTTTTGGGACTTTTTAACGAAAAAGTAGATAATAACGAAATCTTTAAAGCCATTACACCCGCTTTTCAAATGATCGTTGGGGCCTTTGTGGGCCTTGTGGCGGGTATCAAAATCGGATCTAAAGAAGACTGACCCCCTAATGTGGTAATATACCACAAAGAAAGGAGCCAAAATGAAAAAGCTATTTGTAGTACTTTTATGGGTATTGGGCATTGCTGCCGCTATCCACTTCACTGATAACTATACTAATATTGAAGAAAACATCATGGCAATTGCAAAATCCACACTAGACTTCATTACCAAAGAGGAAGGCGCCCGTACCAAGGCATACAAGGACACTAAGGGCCTTTGGACCATTGGAGTAGGCCACCTTATCAAAGATGATGAAAAAGACCTTATTAACGCCACCCTAACTAACGACCAGGTAGAAGACCTGCTTAGAAAGGATTTAAAGTGGTGTAGCGAGGCCGTTGAAGGTTCAGTAAAGGTGCCCCTAGCCCAAAACCAATTTGACGCCTTATACAGCCTCTGCTTCAATATTGGAGCTAGTGCTTTTAAGAACTCTACCGTTGTCAAGAAAATCAACGCAAATGACATGCAAGGTGCGGCTGACGCTATCTTGATGTGGAATAAACCAGCGGTTCTAGAAAACCGCCGTAAACGCGAAAGAGAACTGTTTTTAGCCAAGATTTAGGGCGAAAACATCCAGTTTTTTGCATTAGTAGATATAAGGGCCGATCACCCTTTTTAACCCAAACTCGAGGAAACCATGGACGGATTTACAAAATTACCTAAGATGCAGCACTTCAAAGAAGGCGGCTCTGTACAACGCGAAGTAAAAAACTTCACTAAACGCGACCGTAAGTCCGTGGAAGAAGCTGATACCAAACAAGACAAAAAGATTGTTAAAAAAGCCTTTGGTATGCACGATAACCAAATGCACGAAGGTGAAAAGACTGATTTAACAGCCCTCAAAAAAGGTGGCCGTGCCAAGAAAAAAGAAGGTACAGTTAAAAAGTTTTGCGGCGGAGGTAATGCCTACAAAGAAGGTGGCTCTGTAACCAATGTTTACGAAGCCAAAAAAACTTCCGGTGATTTGGATAACATTAAAAAGACCAAAGATATTAAGCCGGGTAAAGCCGATGCGCCATCTAAAGCTACTGAAAAGCCAAATTTTAAAGGCAGCGATGTTAAAAAGACTAACAAAATGCCCGCTGGTTCTACCAAAGCTAAAGAAGTGACTGAGCGCCCTAAAGCTGCTGATTCTGCTTCTGGTGCTAAAGGCGGCCCAAACAAATACAAATGTGGCGGCGGTGTTAAGAAGATGGCAGTTGGCGGATCAACGCTACAAGATTTAATGCAAGCTAAAGAATTGGCTCGTTTAAACAACGCTCGTAAATATTTAGGCAAAGGCCAACAAGGTGAGTTTGCTGGTACAGAAATGAATCAAACTCCAGCAATGACTGGTATGGGTCAAACTCCTGCTCCAATGCCAGCTCCTGCTGTTCAAGCTCCAGGTGGTACAAGCCCAGCCGGTGCCATCCCCGCTCAAAAGCGTGGCGGTAAAGTTAAGAAAATGAACACTGGTGGAACATGCCCATAAAGTCCAAAGCGCAACAAGGCGCAATGTACGCTGCTGCAGCTGGTAAATCTACCCTTGGCATCCCCAAAAAGGTTGCCAAGGAGTTTATCAAAGCTGGCCCAGCTTCAAATAAACTACCCAATAAAGTAACCAAGCGAGCCGCTGGCCGCGGAAGGTAATATGGCCTATAGTAATACCACTGGCGAAACAACAATTAATGTTGACCAGTTAATTTCTTACGCGTTTCGTGAAGCTGGTAAAACAGCTGAAGAGATGACACCTGAGCTCGTTGGTGCGGCTAAGCAAGCCTTGTTTTACAACTTGCAAAACCTATCCAACAAAGGTGTAAATCTTTGGCTATTGGAAAACCAACTGTATGGTGCGCTAACTGCGCAACAGCAGCTGTACTTACCGAAGACTGTAATTGATGTTCGTGAGGCTAATTGGGTTTACATTATTAATTCCCAAGCAGCAGAATACTTACCTATTGACAATCCACTGGCCCCTGGTGCGTTTGAACAAAACCTTAATTTAGTATCTACATCTACGCTTGCCAAAAACTATTTGGGTGTGCAATATGCACAAGCCCAACCAGTGTTTTACGTTGGTTGGAACGGCTACGCAACTGGTGGTGGTACAACTACATACAATCTTATTTACGAAGTTAGTGATGATGGTATCCTTTGGACAGAAGTCCAACAGTTTCCAGAAACTACACTATCTGATCGTCAATGGGTGTATTTTAACATCGCCATTACGCCAAACCATCTTTACTACCGTTTGCGTAACGCTGATCCAACAAGCACATTTACTGTGCGTCAAATTGTATTCTCAACTAGCCAACAAGTTATTCCATTGGCTCGCTTAAACCGCGATGATTACTGGAACCTTCCAAACAAGCAGTTCCCATCAGTTCGATCATTACAGTACTGGTTTGACCGTACCATTGAGCCTTCAATGTATTTGTGGCCTGTACCAAACAACGACTTCCAAATGTTCCAGCTTGTTGTTGAAAAACAAATGCAGGACGTTGGTTCGTTGACAGATCAGATCTATGTTCCAGATCGTTGGATTAATTCAATCCAAAAATCACTCTCCCATGCAATGTCTTTGCAGCTTCCTGGTGTTGAGCTAACTCGAATCCAGTATTTAGAAGCTCAAGCTGAAAAAGCATTCCAACAAGCTGCTGATGAGGATCGTGATAAGTCTCCAATCTATTTCCAACCTAACATAAGCTACTACACAAGATGAGCGTAATAATGACCTACGATTCGCTGGTGTTAAACATCCAGCAATACATGGAGCGTGATGACGCTGATTTCATTGCGCAGATCCCTAACCTTATTGCGTTGGCTGAATCTTCAATTGCTGCTGAATTGAAGACTTATATGCAGCTTATTGTTGTTGAAACTAATCTAGCAACAAACCAAACTATTCTTAATAAACCTGCCCGTTGGCGTAAAACCATATCTATGAAGGTTAACGGCCAGCCAGTTTTATTAAGAAGCCAAGACTATGTATCACAGTATCTGTCAGAATCAAATGGTGGTAAGCCAGTATACTATGCAGATTATGACTATAGTAATTGGAACTTTGCGCCAGCCCCAGATCAATCTTATCCAGTTGAAATCATCTATTACGCTGAAATCCAACCATTAGATGAAAACAATCAGCAAAATTTGTGGACTTCAATTGCACCGCAAGCTATGCTTTATGGCGCTTTGCTACAAGCCCAAGGATATTTAAAGGCTTTAGATAAACTACCTGTTTGGAAAAGCTACTACACAGACGCAATTACCGCGCTCAAAAAAGAAGACGATACACGTCGCGTGGATCGCAACACTACGGTTCAGGAACCCTAATAAATGACTACTCCAATTTACACATCACCGTTTACTGGCACCGTTGTTACCCCAACGGATGTATCTTATTCTAATCTGTCATTTGGAGTAAATACTCCGCTATTTTGGCCTGCAATCGTAAATCAAGGTACTGGGGAAGTTCCAGCTACTCGTATTATGGATTGCACTGCTACAACTACAGGTTTGGCAATTAAACTACCGGAAGCAGATCAGGGCACTTTAGGCTCTGATATTTTATTCCGTAACCTTGGCTCAAACTCATTCGTAGTTGAAGATTTTCTTGGTGGTAATTCAGTAACCATTGCTGCAGGTGTGTCTAAGTATTTCTATTTAACAGATAATACAACAGCCGCAGGTGTTTGGCATAATGTAACATTTGGCACAGGCACGTCTTCTGCTGATGCAGCGTCATTGGCTGGCGCCGGATTAACTACCGTAAACGGACAATTAGCAACGACACAAAACGTTGTAAACGTTTCTACAGTTCCAACTATTACGGATTCAAGTCGCGCTGTAACTTATAACTGGGTTGGCGGAGTTATTAACTTTCCTCTCCCTTCAGTTTCAACCCTTTCTTCTGGTTGGTTTATTGCATTTAGAAATAGTGGATCCGGCACATTAACATTTACTCCATCATCCCCACAACTAATTAACGGCAACACATCCATTAACACAAATCCTGGGGATTCAGGTTATATTTTTTATAACCAGAGTACAAACGGATTTATTACGGTCGGATGGACAACACCAAACAATTTAGTGTTTACTGCAGCAACCTATGACGTAGACGCAATTTCCGGCAATACTTTGAACTTAGTATCAAATGCGCCTATTATTCAAACTTACATTGCACAGTCTGGTACTCGTACACAGACATTAGCTGTAACGTTACCCGCTATTACCCAGCTTTATATTTTGGTTAATAATACCAATCAATCTGGTTATAACATTACTTTCCAAAATCAAGGTAGTAGTCAAGCCCCATTAGCGCTAACAACCGGTAACATTTATACATTGTTAAGTGATGGCGAGTTTTTGTACATTCTTAACTCTTCATCTTCCTCTACATTTAAAGCAATTAACGGTAATGCTGGAGCACCTTCGTACTCATTCCTAAATGATAATACAACTGGTATGTATTTATCTGGTTTGGGCATCTTAGGTTTGGCTGCAAACGGTACTGAAATTATTGATATAAATGCCACTAACTTATCTGCTCCGGTGGTAACCATCAATGCAAGACTTACAGCAACCTTAATTAGTGGCGGACAGTTCTAAATGGCGGCTGATAATCAGCAACAGGATACCTCGCAATATACCTCAATTTACAGCTTAGCAATTCCGGCTGGGATTAAACGCGACGGTACACAATTCCAAAACGACCAATACACTGATGGTGTGTGGTGTCGTTTTCAGCGTGGTGACCCTAAAAAGATGGGTGGTTACCGCACGTTGTTTACTAGTAACGTTGGCATTTACCGCGGTATGGTAGTACAGCCATATAATGGCGTAAACTACATTTTTGCAGGTAACTACCAAGAGCTTGATGTGTTTACTTGCGGCATTAACTTTGGTAGTGGTAGCGGACCATTTACAGCTAATATTCTCCCAGGTACTTCACAATTTACTCTTGTATCACATACAAGTTCTAGCTTTACTATTGCAGGTAACGTAACAGCGCTTTTCCCCACCGGAACAAATGTTATCTTTAACCAGACAACGCCGGTAAATTTTGTAACTACAACTGCCACATATACATCCCCAAATACCACAGTAAACGTTACTGGAACCATTTCAGGTAGCCCAACAAACGTTTGGCTAAACAACACACCAACATTTACTGAAGACCCAGCTAATGGGCCTTATCGCATTACTTGGCAATTTGATGCTCAATTTAGCCCACAAGGCGGCCAACTGTCTATTTTTGCCCATCCAGGTTATAACTTACAGGATATTGACAACGGTGTTCCATCACAAGTTCTAGTAGGTAATATTGCGCCGTCTGTTGCAAATACTTGGAACTTCACAGGCTTATCAGATAGCGCAGGCCAAAACCCAACATACCAACCAATTAGTGTTGACGGCGGTGTTTGCGTATTGTATCCGTTTATTTTTGTGTACGGCTCGCATGGCTATATTGCCAACAATAACGTCAGCAGCACATACTTGCAGCAAAACTTTTACGACTGGAATGGCCCATTAGCCAACCAAACTAACGTAGCCTCTTCCAAGATTGTTAAAGGTATACCAATGCGTGGGGGTACTAACTCCCCAGCTGGACTATTCTGGGCTACTGACTCTCTTATTCGTGTTTCCTTTAACTCATCTGCATCTTCTACTGTAACAGTAAATCAGTTCTGGAACTACGATATTATTTCTAGCCAAATCTCAATCATGTCTTCCAATGCTATTGTGGAGATGGATGGTGTTTATTGGTGGATGGGTGTTGACCGCTTCTATGCCTACAATGGTAGTGTACAGGTGGTGCCTAATGATAAGAACGTAAACTGGCTCTTTGACAACATCAATTACACACAACGCCAAAAAGTATGGGCTACTAAAATCCCACGCTACAATGAGATTTGGTTCTTTTATCCCCGCGGTACAGCAACAGAATGCACCGACGCAATTATCTATAATACTAAAGATAAGCTCTGGTATGATGCTGGCTCCGCTGAAGGTGCACAACGCTCTTGTGGTTGGACTACTGAGATTTTTCCAACACCTATTTGGGCTGATTGGAATTACAATCCGTCTTTTAGCGCACCGCTCTACGTTATCAACCACCCAGCAAGTTTGCCCGCTCCTACAGTATACCAGATGTATATTGCTGGCGATGTAACACCTCAGTTACCCCCGGGTTCAATTTTTGCTTTTTCACAAACGCAAGACTTCAACCAAACATATTTAGTAACAGCTTCCACCAATATTTATAATACTACCATTGGCACACCTGGTGTTACATTAGTAACATTTAGCGAAGAAAACCCAATAACTCCTGTAGCTGGCACACCAGTATATGTACAAACTGGTGGATTTACAATTTGGCAGCATGAGTTTGGCCAAAACAAAGTTGGACTAAATACAGAGCAAGCTGTTTATTCTAGCATTACCACCAGCGATGTTGGCTGGCTAACAGGTAACCCAAGCCAAGATGGTTTAGTTGGAGTAAACCGCCGCATGCACTTGCGCCGTGTTGAGCCTAACTTCTTGCAAACCGGTACTATGTCCATGACCATTTTAGGCCGCAAGTTTGCATCAAGCCCCATGGAAGAGGATTCCGGGCCATACTATTTTACCCAAGATACCGGTAAAATTGACCTTCGTGTTGAGCACCGCTTAATTCGTTTAAAGTTTGAATCTAACGAAATTGACGGCAATTATGAAATGGGCCGTAACTTAGTTACTTGTGAGTTTGGTGACGAGCGTCCATGACAACTTTTGTCAATAAACGAAACCAACCGTTTTTTCCGTTTTCTCCTGAGTTGTCTAGCTGGGAAGATTGGAATGGTAACTTTATCATTTACTATGGTCAGTTAAATGTGCCATATAACTCAGAAGAAAACTGGAAAGATACAGCATCTGTAATTTCCAGTACCTTTACCTTTTCAGCTTTCCCCGTTCCAAACCCAGAAACATTTGACAACTGGCAGGATTGGGCTAAAGAAACAGCTTTAATCATTAACGGTAAATCCCACTAATTTAGGGCGTTTTTGCCCTATTTTTTGCATTAGTAGATGTAGACCACAATCTTATTGAATATGACCCCATCCGAAATCATCCAAGCAGATCACAAGCGTTTTGGCCACAGCCAAGCCGATACTGCTCGTTTAATGGAAACAATGAACGCGATGATTCAAAAGCAAGTTGGGCACTTAGTACAGCACGGTGATTCACTATTATTTTTAGTAAACATTGGAAATAACGCTGCAGAAATAAACTTTTTTACTGCAGATACTCCAAACAAAATTAAATCCGCAATGAAATATTTTATTGGGCAAGTTAAAAATTCCGGGTTTAAAAAAGTGTATGGCGAAGATGGTGGTCCGGTATTAGAAAAAACTTTACCGCTGTTAAATAAACTTGGATTGAAAGTTCAAAAATCAGATAAACCACACTATTTATGGATGGCTGAGCTATGAGCGGTAGTAATCCAATAAGTGCTATAACCGATGGCTTTTCCCATGCTCTTGGAACAGACGGAAGCGGTGGCGGTTTATTGGGCATGGCCGCCCAATTAGATAAGTCTGTACATGATACAATACCTGGTGGTTGGGCAACTTTAGGAACTGCTGCATTAGCTATTGCAGCGCCATATTTAGCTCCTGCTTTAGCTGGGGCTGGTGGTGCTTTAGATGCGGGAACATTGGCTACAGCCGATGGATTTGCTCAAGCAGCGGGATATGAAACTGCTGCCGAAGCTCTTGATGCTGGTGTAGATGCTGCGTCATTGGGTCTACCAGCGGGCACAACTGCTGCTGGTGTTACCGATGCTGCTACAGCTTTGGCTACTACTGCAGGTGGAACTGGCACTGGATTAACATCTGGTGCTTTAGATACTGCTCTCCAACAAGGTGTGCCGCTTCAGTCACTGCTTAATTCAGCAGGAACCGGTGCTTTAACAGGCGGCACTATGGGCGGTGTAAAAGCCGCTGTCACCGGACAAGATCCGTTAACTGGTATTTTGACTGGTGCTATTACTGGTGGGTTGACAGGTGGTGCGTTAGATAGTTTAACATCGCCAGCGCTGGCTGCTCAGATGGGTTTAAGTGCACCTATTAGCACACCAGTGGCATCAGCTCTTTTGGCTGCTACTAAAGCTATTGCTGGTGGTGCAGATCCAAAATCAGTTTTAGAAAACACTGCAATTAGTGGCGCGTTAAGCTCATTGGGTGGCCAAGCAAATAGTGCTATGTCCGGAAGTATTCCGAGTTCTGTTGCAAACGCTATTGTCGGCGCCGCAACTGGTGCGGCTGGTTCTGCTATTAAGGGTGGCAACGTTGCCACTGGAGCAGAAACAGGGGCTATTGGCGCAACTGTGGGTTCTGGGCTAAATGCGTTAACAGCTCCTTCTGCTTCGATTACACCGTCAGCTACATCTTCAACTACACCTGATGGTACTTCTGTCCTTGAGGCTCAGTTAAAAGCTCAAGCAGATTTATTATCTGGTAAAGCTAGTGGGCAGTTAACAGATTTACAAAATGCACAGAGTACTGTTACTTCTAGTACAGATGCTACAACTGCAGCATACAACCAAGCAAAAGCAGATCAAGCTGCTTTAAGTGACGCTTATACAAATAAGTATCAACCTGAATATGCTAATGTACAAAACTTACAGCAAACAGCAAGCGGATTATATACTGCTGCAACACAAGCAGAAACTGCGTATAACACAGCGTACAAAGCGTTTCAGGATAACCCGACACAAGCAAACTATGATGCTGCAAATGCTGCGTCAAAAGCCTATACAGATGCTGTTAATGCTTATACACCAGCTAATACTGCATTTCAAACAGCCAATACAAATTTACAAAATTTATATAGCACTGCTATTGCACCACTGCAAACAGCTGCAACAAGTAGCACAAATGCGTTAAATACAAGTTTACAGCAATACGGTACTAATCAATCAGCACTTAATAGTGTAGCTAATTCTTTGGGCACAACGTTAAGTGGATTGTCACAGATTTCAAATGGTCAGTTAGCTTCTGGGCTTAATATTCCAGATGTTGCTTTATCTGCCCCATCTGCTCAAGTTGGCCCGCAACCATCAACAGATAACCTAACACAGAACACAGCACAGATTGCTAATTTAGCAAACACCATACCGGTTACAAATCCAGATGGGTCTACAGGATATCTTAGTTCTACCGGCGCTGTTTACAATGCAGACGGCAGCCTTAACCAACAAGCAAGCGCCACAACAGGAGCAACCTTTACCGGTGAATCCGGCCAAGTTGCGGGAACTGGAACTGGTATAGTACAAGGTGCAAAAGGCACAGTTACAGTTACTGGAGCACCTGACTCGTTTAACAATGCGCAGCCTATTTCCAGTGGAAGCGGCACAGCTGAAACTCCAACAACTAGCACAACGGGTACTGGAGAAACAGGTACTTCTGGTACTGGTAGTGATGTATCGGCAAACGATATTGTTGCTAATATTATTGGGTCATCTACAACACCAAGCACCAGCACAACATCAAGTACAACACCAAGCACCAGCACAACATCAAGTACAACACCAAGTACCAGCACAACACCAAGTACTAGCACAACGGCTGGTACTAGCACAACGGCTAGTACTAGCACAACACCAAGTACTGGTACAACACCAAGCACTAGCACAACACCAAGTACTAGCACAACGGCTGGTACTGGTTCTTCCAATACTGGGGCTGGTACAGCAGCAGGTGTAGTAGCAGGGATTATAGCTGGAAATAGCGGCGGTAGTGGATCAGGAACTGGCACTGGCACTGGCACTGGCACTGGCACTGGAATAAGCACAACAGGAACAAGTACAACAGGAACTTCAAACGTGGCAGCAACCAAGAAAACAATCACTCCGGGAACAGCATCGTTCTCTAAAGGTACTCAAATTGCTGATCCTTTAGCTGCTATTCTTAAACCAGAAACTGCTGCGACTTCAGCAGCGCAGCAAATTACACCTTTGGATTTGCAAGAAATCCAACAAGCTAAAAATGGTGGTATAATTCATAGAGTAGATGGTGGTCCTGTGTTTTTAAAAGGACATGATGCCACACATGCTAGTTTGTTTGGTTTAAAAGGTTCTCCTTTATCCAGTGCACCGCATTTGCAAAATGGCGGACAGCCTGGCAATATGATGTTCCAAGATAGGACTTTGCCCGAGGGGCACAACCCACAGTTCTTTAGTGAAGGCGGTTTAAATTCATTGCACAATAAATACGTGCGTGGTGACGGGGACGGTACTAGCGACAGTGTACCAGCTATGCTGGCAAACGGTGAGTTTGTTATTCCAGCTGATGTAGTATCTGGTTTAGGTAACGGTAGTAATGAAGCTGGCGCAAAAGTATTAGATTTATTTTTAAAAACAGTTAGAGAACATAAACAGAAGCACGACTCCAAGCATCTACCCCCAGATAGCAAAGGCCCGTTGGCTTATTTATTACAAGCACAGAAAAAAGCGAGAGCATAATGGCAGGTACATCAACCTCATCCGGGTTAAATAACCTTTTAACTGATACAAATCAGACACAAACGACGCTCCCATCATGGATGGATGCAGCGCAACAAAACGTTATCAACCAAGCTGGTACTGCTGCAGCTGGTGCTCCAGCTTTTAGTCAAACAACTGGGCAGCAGGCTGTTAATACTTTGGCTGGCCCAAATAATCCATTTACTCAAGGCCAAACTAATTTAAACCAGATTGCTACCGGTGCAGCTAATCCGTGGATTGTTGACCCAACGACTGGTAACGTTACGCCAAATACGAGCACTGCATTAGGTGGTTTGTTCCAAGCAGAAAACCAACAGCTTAATCAAATCCTACCAACGCAAACTGCTGGCACTGAAGCAGGTGCTATTGGCTCTGGTAACTTTGGTAGCTTACGTGGTCAAACCGCTGTAGATACAGCAAGAGCCAATGCTATGGCTCAATTGCAGGCACAACAAATGACTGCAGCATTGCAAAACCAAAGCACAGGAGCTCAAGCTGCTGCTGGTTTAGGTACAATCGGAACACAAGGTACAACTGCAGACCTTACAACTGGAGCAGCTCAAATGAATGCTCCGTTCCAAGGTGTAACAAACTACGCAAACTTGGTAAATGCTGTCAACGCTCCTGCTACAGTATCCACACAAAACCAAATGTCGCCTCTTTCAATGTTAGGGTCTTTATCTAGTATTCCTGCAGCAGGTACAAGTTTATTAGATAGCTTGTTTGGTACACCAGCACAAGGAACTCAAGGGATTTCGGGATACAAACCGGCTACGGCAGGATTTTTAAGTACTTTACAAAATGCGTTTCCAAATATTTTGGGGTCTAGCTCATCAAATTCAGGCACCACGGCTACAACGGATTCATCGGGTAATAGTACGGTTAGTCTAAATAATGGCGACGGTTCAGTAAGTACATCTATGCCCATTAATGACCAATATACTTCATCTACGGGCGGTGATTTAACCGCTCCAGTGGTACAATAAGGAATAATTATGGCAGATTTACCAACACAAGCTCCATTATCTGCGGTTGCAACAAACCAAGATAGTGAAACACCACAGGCTAGCCTTCAGTCTACGATTGGACAGCCTGTTAAAATTACAGGTGGTGGGAAAGGTACATTGGCGACAATTACCCCAACTGCAGGTACTGTTTTGGATGAGCAATCTAGTAAGGGTATTTTAGACAACATGCAAAAAATGTTGGATGAATACAATAGCCCTTACAAAAAATTTCAAGATTCTTTAAAAGAAGCTCATGCTTGGACTAAGTATGATAAAACTCCTGCGTTCCAACAAATTCAAATGGAGCAAGAGCAAGACCGGGCCAATAAATATAATATTGCTCAAAGTATGGCTGCTATGCAAGCCATGCAAAACCAAAATAAAGTTATTGCAGACACCATGGCTGGTCCTGGCACTACCGCTGGTGGAACAGCTGGCGGTGCACCTGGTGCCTATACAGGCCCATTTGCAAATGAAGTAAATTCATTGCCAGAGTCACAAAGACGTTGGGGTGCTGTTTTAGCTAGAACAAACCCTACTGAGTTAATGAAAACAGTTCAGCAAAATGAATTGAAGAAACCAGATCAACTTAAAGTTCTTGATACCCTCAAAGGTATGGACTATACCCCACAAAACGAAGCATGGGCGCGTCAAAACTTTCCAAATCTGTTTCAACCGGCTAAACGTGTTGTTAATGGTGTTGCTACTGAGTACAGCCCAGATGCTGCTTCTTTGTTTAAACAGCCAAATGCGCCTACTCCGACAGCTACTCCAACTCAAGGTAAAACAACAGCTGCTGATTGGGCTGTTGATAACGGTTTCCAAGTTATTAGCGGAACTAGAACTCCCGTTGAGAGTGCTGCGTTGGTGCATCACTACGATGAAAACGGTATTCCAAGAACAGCGCAAGGTCGCCCAATTGATTTAAAAACTAGTCCGCATTTTACTGGCGATGGTTTTGATGTTAAGCCTGGTTCTGTAACTCCAGAATTAGACGCAAAAGCTGCAGCAGCCGGATACAAACGTGGGACTGGTTTAGAAGAAAACCATTTCTATCGCGTGGGTTCTGTTCCTGGAATGAAAGCTGAGATTCAGGCAACGACTACTCCAACTGGAGCAATATCTCCGGCACGTCCATTGACTCCAGGTGAGCAAGATACATCTGTCCCTGGTGTAGAGCAGCAGTATAAAAACATCGCGTTAACAAATGAAGCTGTTGGCAAAGTGTACAAAGATCTTACTGATAATAAAACAATGTACCAAGATGCTGCTGACTCTGCTAAAATGGCTATTAAAGCCGTTGATGAAGGTAAGGGCGAGGAGCAAGGCCCTGGTTCTACTATTAAGCAAAATTATATTTTTGCAAAAATTGCAGCAGGTGTTCCTGTTGACCCAGAAGAACTTGCGCGCTATTCCCGTAACTTAACAATTGAGCAAGCTAAGCAACAGTATGTTGCCCACGGCGCTAAAGCTGCTATGGGTGCCCAGTACACCGGTAAAGAAGCCGATAACTTTGCTAAGTCTTTGACAAGCATTAATGATCCAGCTGAGTTTGTTAAAACAACGTTCCAAATCATGCAAGCTAAGAATGAAGTTAATTTGGCGCATTTAAGATTTTTAGATAAATATCCAAAAGATTTAGCTGGTGGTGAACGAGCCTGGGATGCTAGCGGCGAGCGTGAAAGAATTTTTAAAAACACAGTAACCGCGTTTAATAAAACCCCAGCCACTAAAGCACCGGATGTTAACGCAGATGCCATTAAACATTTCAAATCTTATGAGCCAGATAAATACAACTATGGTTACGAAAATGGAAGGTTTTACAGGGAGCCCAAATAATGGCTAGAGAATACGCGCCAACTCCAGTTAGGGAATTTGCTCCCGAGCCTGTTGCTGAAAAGTTTACACCGGATGAAGACACAGTTTATAGCCCTGAAGGCATCCCGCTAGTTACTCCGAGCACTCAAGCGGCTCCGACAGGGGCTGGTAAAGTTGCAGCTAATGTTATGACAGACATTACTGGAGCTCCTATTCGTGCGGCCATGTCTACTGCAAAACCATTCGCTGATGTGGCTAAGTGGATGGGTTATCAAGACCCAATTAACGCGCTCACACAAACTGACGTTGGTATTAAAAAGCAAAGTGACTGGGCACCAGGTATTCAAGGCCCATTAGGTAGCACAGCTAGTTTAGCTGGAGATTTTGCCGGGTTAAAAGGACTTGGCACAAGTGCATTTAAAGTTGGCCAAGGTGCTAAAGCAGCGGGGCAAGAAGCACTTCAATTTGCAGAAAAACAAGCTCCTACTATTGCTCCAATGCTTGAAAAAGCTGGCTCTGATATTTCTTCTGTTGCTGGTAAAACCAGTAAGTGGATTGCCGAGCATCCATTTTGGGGCCAATCTGTTGCCGGTGGTGCAGCTACTGGAGTATTAGGAGCAAACCCTACAGCCGGTGCTGCTACAGACGAAGCTATGATGGGTGCACTTTTTGGTGCGGGATTCCATGGTCTTGGAAGTGGGGCCAGTGCAATGTTTAGCCCAGCTTTAAAACGCTTTAAAGAACTTAAAGCTATGGGCCTATCTAATGAAGAGATTTTAAAAGACACTACAATTGGTCAGCTTTTAGGTGGCGGTGTTCAAAAAATGGAAAACCTTTTAGGTGATATTCCATTTGGTGGTGTTCGAGATAAAATTGTTGGCGGTATTAAATCTTTAAATCAATCTTTGGCAGAGAAAAAAGCTGCAAACGAAATTGAAAAAGAAGTTTTACAGGGTCAGGCAAACAAAGTAATTGGTACTCCAGGGTCCACAGGTACTTTGGATACTATGGCGGCTAAAACTAAACAGCAAAAAATTGCTGACTTAGAAGCAGCTCATGCTAAAGCAGATGCAGATTTAGCTGCGCACATTGGCGAAAAAGAATCAGCGCTTAAAGAAAGCGAATCAAACTTTCATCGTCCGTTTGTTGATAGAGCTATGTCTAATTTACCGCCAGAGTACCATGTTACTCCAGGTGCTAAAGGGCATGAAATGATTGCTGAAGGCCAAAAGAATATTTCTAAGGCTTACGAAGATTCGCTTAAAGATATCGGCAGTTTAAAATTACCTGAATCTGTTAAGACTGAATTAAAAGATGTGGCTAATACTGATCCAACTTCTTTAGGTGGAGAAGGATCTAAACTACACAAGTTATTAACAGGTAAAGTTGATAGCTTAATAAATGCTACAAAGAACGGAAACTGGCTCAATCCAAAAGATTGGCAAGATCAACTAAGTTCATTGAGCAGAGAAGCCTATGCTGCAAAGTCGCCAACTAAAACCGTTTTTGAACAAAACTATGGTAAAGCACTTGACGATTTGAAAGATAAATGGATTGGTTTGATTGAAGGTCAAGCCGGTAGCGATTTATTTAAAAATGCCAATAAGGCTTTTCACGAATTTAAAGTTCCAGAAAAAGCTGCTTCTTACATGTCCAGTTTAAAAGATGCTGGTGAAGCTAAGCCCGCTGATTTACTAAAAGCTATCCAGTCTGAATTATCTACAAAGAGTTTAGCCGGTGGCCAAAGCGAAATTCAGCAAATGGCTGAAAAAGCATACAAAGAAATGATGGAGAACCGTGCGGCCCATAAAACATTTGTTAAAGATGTAACAAACCATGTTAATAGTGTTAAAGAGGCTGAGTTAAAAGCTCTAAAAGGATCTGATAATCCAGTTTCAGAATTTAAACTAATTGATAAAAACATCGATTTGCGTAAAGACGCTTTGCAAAACAAAGTAGATGTTGAAAAAGCTGCAAAAGATGCAAATGTAAATCAGTTATCTGGAGCAATAAAAGATATCGTTACCAGTCCCGGTGAAAACTATGCTGAAAAACGCGGCATCTATAACTGGTTGGGTGGTGGTGCGTTGACTGGTAGTGCTGCCGGTTTAGCACACCTTGTTGGTTTACCAGTGGCAGCTGGTGTTTCTGCAGCAACTATTGGCGGGGCAAGAGGTTTATATAGCAAACCAGTTCAAGAATGGCTAAAGAGTAAAGCGGTTGCTGAGCGTCCTGAAGCAATTAAGCAACTGGGCCAAGTAATAAAACAAAATACTCCATTAGGTGCGTTGACTGCTGTTGAAAGCATTGAGCAATCTAAGAAAAAGCCCGCAGTAACCGCCCCTGGTGTTCACGTGATAGACCCAGCTACTGGTCTACCTATCAACGGTCCAAAGGGCGGCCTACCTTAATCACTTCCTATAACGCTTATTGACCCATCCCTCTGCTTGCAGGGGGAAGTCAAGTGCCCACTTTGGAGGATTAGTCATTATGTGCATGACATCATTCTCCAAAGCCTCTTCTGCTTTATCCTCATCAACTAGGAGTAACACTTCGTCATGGATAGAATTGATGAGCTCATAGCCATTCTTTTCCAAATTGAGCATCGCATTAGCCAGAAAATCGCGAGCGGTTCCTTGCACTGCAGACTGAAAAATGGAGCTACCGATCAGCTGATTCCTTGTCCATGCTCTAGTGTAGGTGTTCAAGCTATGCACAGTGACACCATACTTAGTAGCACCCCACGGAGTAGTGACCAGCTCGAGCTGTGGCCTTTGCCAACAGATCAAACGTTTACTTGGTAGTTGCATCCAAAGTGCATCCTTTGCAACTTTCATCACAATATGCTGTCCCGCCCGAAATGGGTTACCGGGATTGCTTACTGCTTCAATCGCGGCATTTTCACACAATGCCCACAACTCCTTCACTTTCGAATACGAACTGCGGTAACCATCTACTGCGTTCTTGGCTTGCGCCTCAGTCAGTTTGACCCCCATTCCTTCAGCATACTTAACCAACCCTTTAGCACCCTGACCAAACATTGCACCGAGGACAGCTGATTTGCTGACCTGGCGTTGATCCTTCGTGACTTCATCATAAGGGACTCGGTATAGGCTTTCTGAAGCGAAGACTTTATATTCATCTAATCCCTTTCTGAAGAGTTCAACTTTGTCGTTTTGTCCTGCGAGCCAAACCCCAACTCGGTTTTCAATTGAACTAAAATCCACGTCAACGAAGGTCTTGGAGTCCGGAGCTTTGATTGATGATCGTACCAAAGAGGAAAGTTGTAGCATCGTTCCAGATCCCCTTCCAAAGACTTCAGGTATAGCCTGTTCAATTTGTTCATCACTGAGCGTGGGCCTCGCAATATTCTGTAAATTAAGTCCGCCCCTTGATGCCCAACGACCAGTACTAGCGCCATGATATACCAGTGTATTCCTAATCCGTCCTTCACGTTGTATCTCCATCATCTTAGCGTACTTAGCCACGCTAGTTTGGCTTCCTTCTTGGCGCAACTCTAATGCGCGCCGTACATCAGGGTGTAAGTTAGTGTTCACTAACATAGCTGAAACGGTCTTTGCGGTCATATCCTCCATACCCGCACCCTTCCCATTTAACCAACCCAGCAATTTAGCCCGCTCAGAGGGCTTAAAACCGGTCAAGGAGACGAGTTCTTGGTCCAGTTGTGCCTGCGCCCCTTCCACTGCTTTTACGGCGTTTTGGAGCTCTTTAGGATCGACCGGTACGCCTCTCAAATTAATCCGCTGGGTCATGGTCCAAACTTCCTGCTCCTCGGCTGATAGGGGCCTTAAATTGGCTACAATCGACATCTCCGCACGGACGTCTTGTTGGCAGTATATGTAAAGTTCCTTTAATAGCTCTGGGTCCTCATTAAAGGATCCTTTAATAGGTTTGCACAGCTTTTGAATAAGGTACCTACCACGGGTATCTTTCTTATGATCTGCATCCATAAACATGGCAGCATCACCCAAGCTCTGAGGGATGTTGTTGGCTGCTGCTATCGCCATAGAGTCAATGCACTGCTCCAGCTTTAGAGGTGGCCAGCCGTACTTGGGCACACAGACACAGTTCCAGATGGCGTACTCGAACATGGCGTTCCATGCTTGGATTTTGCCACCTTGCTCAACGTGAGCAATTACTGGGTTGTATAAAAACTTATCTTTGGGATTGCAAATATCCACGTCGTGTGGGTTGATACCGTAGGCCATACACAACACTTCTGTTGTGGGGTCGTTGGCGTAGATGTCGAGCCCTTGTTCTGTTAGATCAATGTGGCTGCGTGTTTCAAAGTCAATGCTGTAAATCATATATGCTCCTATGGCGTCCAGACGAATCTGTAAGAGTCCATTGTAGCATAAAAAAGGGGAGCTATACAAGCTCCCCAAACACCACCATGTCAAATTATTTAATACTGTTGATTATTTCTCGCTTTTCGTCGTTGGACATAACAAACCATTTAAAAATCTGCGCCCTGGTTCGTTTGCATCCTCGACATACATCTTGTATGTCGAGGGTACAGATTCCGTTACATGGAGATTTAACTTCCACGTCTCGGACCAGTTCCACAGATTGAGTGGAGGGCAAGCCCATGGATCAGATTTCACAAACGCCAGCCGCACAAGCAAGCATCTGTGCGCCTTCTACGTTGTCGGTTTCTTCTTTGAGAAGAGCCCAATCAATCTTTGGCATCTTAGCTTTAAGTTCTTCGTACTGCTCGGCTGTGCACTCTTCGTATGGAGCTTGGCGGTAAGTTCCTCCATCGTAGGGGAGATAACTGACTCCGGAGATTTCGTCAAAGTTTTCCCATGTCCAAGCTCCGACTGCTGGCCAATCTTTTTCCTCGACTGAGATTGTGACGGAGGGCTTGTGCTCACACCAGTGTCGTTGGTAGGTAAGCCAAAGAGCGAGGTGTGAAATGGGTGTAACATCAGCTCTTGTAAGTCCGTCTGGAGCTTTGATAGGGAAGCTAAATACTGTCGTTTGAGTGGGTTTGTATACGCAGTCCTCCGAAGGTATTCCGCTGGCGACCAAGAACTGGCTAAGAGGGTCCTTTTTATCTCCGCGAACTCGTCTAATGTAATATTTGGAATGTCTTGGATGAATTCCTGATGCGCTGTCGACCAATTGAGAAACTGTTCCGCTGGGTTTGACTGCAGTGATTGCAGCGCTTTCAGGTATTCCAAGAATAGCTGCCCATTCTTTATTAGTTTCTCTGGCTGCAACTCGTAGTTCGGCAAGTAACTCATTTAACTTGTCTCCTTGGGTTGTGAGAAGGGGATTATCATAGATTCCGGTGAGGGAGACACCCAAAAGCCGTTCTTCTTCAGTATTTCTCTGCCACACCTTGCGCAGATAGGGGAACTTTGTAAAGGTAGACTGGATGGTTCCAAGGATAGATGCGAGCCGCACTTTACGCAGCAAAGTTTCTTTTGTGTCGTCATGGCGTACTACAACCTCACTGAGATTACAAAATTGGTATGGTCGCAAAACGATCTCCGAGCATGGATTAGTTCCGAACTCATAATTTGGATCACGATGCCCGTATTTTTCAACCGTCTTTCTAGCAGCTTCCCGATTAAAAATCCCTCTTTCACCGGAATGGGAGTTGTAAAGTGACAGCCACTCTTCCATGAACTTTCCGACAGTAGGTGTTTCGTTATACACCGCACTGTTGTTCGCAAGAGCGCGGTGTGGCGCAGTGTCCCACCATGGTCCAGCTTTTGCATGTCGAATCCTTTCATCATCTAAGTCTGACAATGATATCATAGCTGAACGGCGAACGCCACCAACCACAACTACCTCGCCAATTTTACACATTAAGTCGTGGCACTCCAATGAATGCAACTTACGACCTTTAGCATGTTTAAACGTATTTACTGCAAATTGAAATAAATCTACTAATGGTTCTGGCCCGGAAGCTCTTCCACCAAAAGTTTTGAGTCGTGTTCCGGCAGGTCGGACATTGGACACGTCCCACTTTGGAATTTCTCCAGCCCAGAGGTGGGCGAGGAGTAGACGTAATGATTTTGCCCAGCCTTCTTTGGAGTCATGCACGGCGATGATATGTTCCGATTCAAAGAGCTGATCTGGCACTTCAGGCAATTGATTAATGTACTTAGACTCAACCGAGAAGCCGACACCCGTTCCGCATAACAATATAAACATGGCTTCGTCAAACGATTTAGGATCGTCGACAGGTAAATACGAACAGTTGTAAACACATGTGTTATCACGGTCGGCACTCTTTCCTGCAGTCATCATGGCGCGCATGGACGGCATAAGTTCTAGGTTTTTAATGGATTTAAAAAGTTCTTTTTTTAACTTTTCGTTTTCGGTAATTTGGGGTGTGCGGCTGAAAATGTAATCTACAAAGCGCTGCACTGTTTCGTCCCAAGTTTCACGACGACCTTTGTCATCTTGATAACGGGCGTAACGGCTGGCAGCGATGTATTCTTGATAATTATCCATGGTATCTTTATTGTTATGAGTTGATGAAAAAGGGAGGCCACAGTTTCTATGGACACTCCCCGGTACTACGGTACTACTGATTGAAGGACTACTTATACTGCAAAGTCGTCGGCAGCAGATGAACCACCACCTAATTTGTCACCATCTTCCAATTTCTGGAGATTGTTTAAACCACATGCGATGCCCTTAGAACCAGCTGCATTGTATGGGTAAAATGTTACTGAAGCACGGCCGTAGCAACCACTGTAGAACTCGCTTGGGTCAAACAACTCTTCACGATTAGCATCTACAACTTGTGGCTTTTGGGCGCTGTTAGCATTGATGAAATAGCAACCTGCGTATGCTGCGTCATCACGCTCTTCATCACCATCACGCAAACCACCTTTAAGACCTTTTGGTACTGAACCACCGAAGAACGCTGCGTTACTAGACTTGCAGTCTTCAAAGGCTTGTTTCAATTTAGCAACACCGGCTGTATCTGTTTTTGGAATCAAGATAGATACTGAATACTTTGGTTCGCCGCCGTTCATGCCAGCTTTAGGCTGGAACACGTTAGCGTATGAGAAACGAACTTTACCGGTTACTACTTTAACTTTATTAGATTGCATGATATTTCCTATTTACATTAGAACTGGACTTCAATCGGGGCCAGCTCGTCTACCCGTACTACCATTATACACAACTTTTATGAGTCGTGCAATATTCCGTGAACTTCTAATGCTTTTTGTACTGCTAGTGCGTTAATGAAGTCATTTCTGATTTCATATTCGTGCAATGCTTCTGGATCTTCTGCTATGTAGTCAATCACTTCATACATTGTACCACGTAATTGTAACACAGCTTCTCTGTTTCCGCTACCAGGTAATCCATCAAATTGTTTAACGTATGAATCAATTAAATAATCTGGTACTTCAATGTCATTACCAAGGCACTCGACTCTCATAGTTATCTTTCGAATAGCTTTAATGTTACCATAACTAATCCTACGTTGCCTAAAGCATAGCCAACGAAGGATATTCCCATGCCTACTTGGCCGTCTCTGAAGAAGTTAATTGCCACTATAGTATACACACATCCAATAAATCCAATTAGCCATGCGTTCATGCGAAGTCATCCTTAGCTGCTTGTTTAACACGAACCAGTTTAGGCTGGCCTTCTGGGCGCAATACTAAATCGCCTAACCACGCTGTTACTTGTGGGTTAATCTTTTCCAAGTTTGGAATAGATTTGAGAGTTGGTTGGTTCCAGATTTGTTCTGCTGGTAAACCTTTTTCAACAAGCACCGCAGCAGCTAACTGGTTGTCAGAAATCTTACGATGTGTCTTAGTTGTTGTCAGTTTAAACCCAGACGGAATAACGTTTTCTTTTACGGCTTTTTCGAGGGCGTACTCTTCAACGTCGTTTGCCCACGTGCGGAGGTCTTGGGCTTTGCCGAGGACTTCAATGATTTCTTCTTCACTGAGGAGGGGAGGCTCTTTGAAGTCTTGCTTGGCAAGCTCTGTGTTAAAATCGCTGCGCGCTCTGCACGTCGCTTTGGCGCGGCAGAATTGACACCAGTCACCGGGAAGGAAGTCACCGCTGCCTGACCACGCTTTTTTGGCTTTGGGTTTGACGAAGTAGTTGGCCCAGTCGACAAGTTTACTGATGCTGGTACCATCGGTACTGATACTGTCAAGTCTGGGCTGATGTATCGTGTAACTGACTTCTTTGATCTCCGGCCACTCTTCTTTGAACTTGGCGTAGGCGCCAAGGGCGTAGAGTCTGAGCTGCGGGTTGTCTTGCGCGTAGACTGGGACGCCGCGTCCAAATTTGAGGTCGATGACGCGAATGGAGTGCTGAGAAAGTATAACCACATCGGCTGTACCAAAGCCATCAGGGACCCACTCAGAGAAGTCCACACGCTGTTCAAAAAGCGGTGTATCACCCTCTCCGATTTGGGAACGTACGTAAAGAACGTAATTATCGACGTTAGCCTCGAAATCGTCTCGCTCATCGGATGAGTAGTTTTGGTAGATCGGGTGCGCTTTGACTTCGGCGTATTCTGTTTCATATTCTTCGTGTCCAATTTGGTTGTAATGAAGGCGCAGGCGAATTTCGCCAAGCGAGTGGGCAAGAGTGCCTTCCGCAGAGAAATCAATCCCCTTGGTACTTCTTTTGGGTTCTGGGAGTGTGGCTTCTAGCCGAGCGCTAGGAGTACAGGACAGCCACCGTTTGGAGCCGGAGGCTGATAGCATCGCATGTGCAGTCATTTTAGTCTTTCAATTCGGTTAAGATGTATACATACTAATGCAAAAAAGGGGCTATGTCAAGCCCCTTTCCCGAAAAAATAAAAAACTAGCCTTTTAGGGCGGTAAGTAAATCTGCTATTTCTTTTGCGAAGTCGACCTTGGTTTCCACCTTGGCGTCTAGTTTGATGTCGCGGGTTTCGCGGTAGTCCTGTTGGAATTGACCACGGAGGGCAATTTCAGCAAGTCGGCTGTTAAAGCCTTTGTTGTTGACGTTGGCTAAGATTTCACGCTCCCAATAGGCTTGGGCGTTTGTTACGGCGCTATCTAGGGCATCAGCAAACTCTGGATGGTTTTTCTTCCAAGTATCTGCTACACCTTTGTTAATGCCGATCTCAGCAAACATCATTTTTTGAGATGCGCCTTCCTTGCCCATCTCAATGATGCGCTGGCACATTTCGGGTTTAAATACGTATTTTTTAGCTGCCACACTTCCACCTTTTCAAAGCCGCTGCTTTGCGTGTTGGTTTACCATTCTCATCCTTCATAGGGCCTTTTAC